GTTCCATTTCCAAGTGTACCAGCATTGTAGAATGTTGACTTGTGGTTAGAAATTTCACCAGCTTTCCAATCAGGCAACATCTGGAGAGTACATGCTACTTTTGGTGAACATACAGCCCAATCACAAGGAGCGAGTCTGTTGAATGTAGCAACCTTTGTTCCAGCAGCGTAAAGCTTCTGAGCCAAGCAACGATGTCTATCAAGGTAGTTACCCTGAGTATTATTACCAGTAGTAGCTGCATCGTCTGTCCAATCGTGGCTGAATGAAAGTTCAGGGATGATATGATCATCGATGAATGTCAAGATTTCACGATCGATTTCGTAGTTTGTCTGAGAACCGATAACCTTGATAAGTTCCTGCTCTACGTCGATCTTGTGGTAAGCCTGCATATCCTGCTCAGCTTCTTTTGTCCAACGAGCCTTCATTTTACGTTCTTTTACAGTAACGTTCATGTGGTCGATACCGAATTCCATCTCTGGAATCTTCTTTGTTCCTTCCTGATCATAAACCAAGAATGCCTGGAACTCATTGTCGCCATCAGCGAAAGCTGCTTCTGGAACTGTAACCTGAATTTGACCAGTTGCTGCGTCAAATGTTACGTTGTCGTGTGTACCACCGTAAACAGTAGCGATAGCCTTACCTGTTGTCTTGTTATAAACTTCGAATCTCTTGATTCTGTATTCTTTTGGATCTGTTCCTAAGAATTCTGTGATACCTTCCTGTGCACCGAAGTCAACTGTTTCACCAGCTGCAGCAGTAGCTACGAAAGGACCGATTTTTTCACTTGAATACCAAGTAGCATAAGCAGGATTTGTTTGCTGAATGTTTCCTGAGTATTCGTCTCCAGCCTTGATTGTACCCTTTGTGTTAGAGTAATCGAAGTGGATGTAGTATACAACACCAGTAGGTGTTTGAATTGGCTGAACAGAAACAAGTTTGTTAGCAATCAATTCTGGGTATACACGTCTAATCATTGGGAACATTACCTTAGGGATAACGTAGTCACCAACTGATCCTGACATTTGTGGTGCTTCAGTAAGCATATCTTCTGTAAGCACTGCGTCTTCAAGATATCCTTTTGGCAAAAGACCTTCTTGAATCATTACTTTGTAAGAAGATTCGAGAACCAACTGAGTATTGATTTTTTCATCAGCGTCTTCTATATCTTCAGTGAGCCAACCCCATCTGTCATTAAGCTGGCTTTCAAACTCTTCTCTTTCGATAAAGTTTTCGTTTAACATTTATATTGTCCTCCTAATTATTTTTGTGCGTATTTAGAAATGATGTCTTTAAGACTTCCTTTAGCAGGTCTATCATTGTCGAAATCGTCGTCACCGTCGAATCCTTCATTAAGATAGCTTTCTTCTATTCCGTCGTCGTCGTCATCATCGTCTTCGCCATCGTCTTCTCCATCATCGTCGTCGTCATCTTCTTCAGACTTCTTTGATTTCTTAGACTTTCCTTCATCATCATTGTTTTCTTCTTCAGCGGCACCGTCGTCTTCTTCGCCAGCTTCGCCAAAAATTCCTTGCAATGATTCCATAATTGTGTAGAACTGTTCTGTTACCTCTTCAGGGCTACCTTCGTGGATCAAAGAAAGAACAAAATTCTGTGTCTTTTCAGCATAAGGTGCTAAGAGTTCTGCGAGTACTTGAGCGCCTTCAGTAATTTCCTGATTTCTTCTCAATTCTTCGTTTTCTTCGCTAAGCTGAGCAATTGTGTCAGAGTAAGCGTTGTCTCTGAAGTCTTCGTTAAGAAGTGGAGCAACTAATCCTTTGATTTGTTCAAGAATATTTAATTCTGGATTATTCTTCAAAGTTTCAGCTACTACTTCAGCTCTAATGCTTTCCTTCAAGTCTGCAACAGCTGCGATGAGTTTTTCAGAATATTCTTCTTTAAGCTCTTCACGATATTGTGCGTTAGCCTCTTCCAGTTCTTCAAGCTTGTCAGCTTTTATTTTTTCAACTTCCTCTTGAAGAGTATCAAGCATTTTTTCCTTCCAAGAATCAAGTGATTCTTGAATGAATTTTGCTGATTCGTCGTCAAGTTCTTCGTGATTTGAAGAACTTGTATATGGAATCATAATGGTAACAAACAAGAAAACCCGATGGTGTTTGCCATAATTCCCAAATTCCTTTTCTTG